TAGAGTAAAAGCCGAAGCCAAGCGTAAGTTCAAGGTATATCCTAGTGCTTATGCCAATGCGTGGCTTGTACGAGAGTACAAAAAACGTGGTGGTACTTACCGAGTGGAGAAAAAACGTGGCAAAAAGTAGCCCAAATCCAAGAGCAAAGGGTGGTTTGACTCGTTGGTTTAAAGAAAATTGGGTAGATATTAAAACAGGTAAGCCCTGTGGTCGATCAAAAGGTGAAAAACGAGGTTATCCTGCCTGTCGGCCCAGCAAGCGTGTCTCAAGTAAGACACCTAAGACAGTTGGAGAGATGACCGCAGCCGAAAAAGCTAGGTTTAAAAGAGAAAAAACAGGTAGTAAAAAGATAACTTATCAACATAGACGTAAAAAGAAGAAAAAATAACTGTGAAAAACGCAGTTTCAAGGTAATATATTGTTATAAGTAAATTTTTCTTAGAATCATGGCATTTTTTCGTGGCGAAGAAGGCTCTGTATCATTTGATAACGGAACTGGAACAGCAGGAGCTATAGCTTCTACAACAGCTTGGACTTTAGATACAACAAAAGACACTCTTGAATGTACTGCTCATGGAGATACATCAAGAAAGTATGTAGGATCTTTAATTTCTGGTTCTGGTACTGTTGATCTTCTTTATACAGCAACATCTGGAGATGATACTGCTGAAATTATCACAGATGTATTAACAACAGAAGATGCTGGTGATGCTTCGTTTAACCTTTTCTTAGATACATCAGGCACTAAAAAATTAAGTTTCAACGGAATTATTACAGGAACTTCATTTAGTTCTACAGTTGGAGATATTTCCACAGTATCAGTTAGTTTTGTGACAACTGGTGCTATTACTTCTGCTATCTAATGCCTAAAGGATCTTATTCGAGCAAACAACGTAAACTTGCTGCTGTTGCTCCACCACGGGATAAGATCACGGCTGCTGATCTTAAAAAATTACGTTCTAAGAAAAAAAAGAAAAAGAAGTGAAACTTACCACTCGTCAAAAAAATTTATTAAAGAAACACTCTGAACACCATAGTGATAAGCACATGGAGTTTATGAAAAGGCGAATGAGAGCAGGAGATACTTTTACCCAAGCCCATAAAAAGGCACAGGCAAAGGTGGGTAAATGAAAAAACGTAAATCTGTCAGTTTAACTTTAGGCAGAGGAGAAAAATCTAGAAAAGGTGGTCTTACTGCAAAAGGTAGACGTAAATATAATCGTGCCACTGGTAGCAATTTAAAAGCACCTGTTACTAAAAAATCAGGTCTTACCGAATCAGAAAAGAAAAGAAGAAAAAGTTTTTGTGCTCGAATGGAAGGAATGCCTGGTCCATTAAAAGATAAAAAAGGGCGACCCACTAGAAAAGCGTTAGCATTAAAACGATGGAGGTGTTAACTAATGACATATGCAATTCCTGGTAATATTAGAACCAATATTGTTTCATCTACTTCTGTAGGTGGTATTGATAGTCCTTTTACTAGAACTAGAGCAGTTTTAGATATGATGAAAGGATGGGAAATAATGAAAGCTGTTACTGAAGGAACTGAATATCTTCGAGAAAATAGTGAAGCATTTTTGCCATTAGAACCAAGAGAAGATTTTGATGCTTATATGGCAAGAGTAAATCGTGCAGTATTTTCTCCTTTTACACAAAGATTAATAAGAGCAGCTACAGGTCTTGTATTAAGAAAACCTATTACATTAACTGGAGATCCTTATTGGACAGATACATTCAAAATGGATGTTGATGGTTGTGGTTCTGATTTAGATGAGTATGCAAGAAGAATATTGATGTGTTCTCTTACTTATGGTCAAAGTCATATTCTTGTTGATTATCCTGCTCCTTCTGGTGCATTAAGTTTGGCAGAAGAAAGACAACAAAATCGTAGACCTTATTGGATTGAAGTTGATCCAAATAATCTTTATGGTTGGAGACTAGATAGAGAATCAAATTATGGGAATCTTATACAAGCTCGAATTGCAGAAAAGGCTGTATTGCCTGATGGTGATTTTGGTGAAAAAGTATTTGAACAGATAAGAGTTATAGAACCTGGTCGATACAGAGTGTTTCGTAAAAAAGAGCAAATCGAAGAAATGTATGATGTATCTGATAACAGCATGACAGGAAATTTTGAAATGGGATCAGCAGATAAAGATTATCAACAAGTCGAATCAGGAGAATTTTCTCTTGGTGAAATACCTTTAGTTACTATTTATTCTGGAAAAACTGAAAATTTAGTAAGTAAACCACCTTTATTAGATATTGCATATTTAAATCTTGCACATTTTCAAAGACAGGCTGATTTAATTCATAGTTTGCACGTTGCATCTCAACCGATGCTTGTAATGGAAGGATATGATGATCAAACTAAAGATTTAGCTATATCTGTTAATTATGCAATGGCAACTCAGCCAGGAAATAAAGTTTATTATGTAGAACCAGCTTCCAGTGCTTTTGATGCACAATCTGCTGAAATTAAAGAATTACAGATGCAAATGGCTACTTTGGGAATATCTACTTTAAGTCAACAAAAGTTTGTAGCTGAATCTGCTGATGCAAGACGTTTAGATCGTGTAGATACAAACTCTATGCTTGCCATGGTTTCTATGGAATTAGAACAAAAACTTCAAAAATGTTTTAATTTTTCTGCTGAATATGTAGGTATTGAACCACCAGAAGTAAAGATTAGTAGAGATTTTGATATTGAAAGATTAATAGGTCAAGATATTACAGCTTTAACATCTCTTTTTGATCAACAAGTGATAGATAGAGAAGAATTTAGAGACATTTTGGTACAGGGAGAAGTGTTACCATCAGCGAATGAAGCCAAATCTCAATAATTTGGTAAACTAATAAACAAGTATATACATTTTTATGGCTAAATCTTTAGACCATGTTCTGCAACCTGACGGAACTTATAAATGGGAATTAACAGAGTTAAAACCTAAAACACAAAACAGTGTTAAAGCCTCTACTGTTTCTGAACCAAAAGAAACTAAGAAAAAAGTTTCAAAAAAGAAAACTACTAGCCCATTATCTGATTAATTCATGGCAATCGAAGAAAAAGTAATTCAGCCTGAGTCTGTGACCAACGCTGAACAGTCTGTGACTGAAACTCCTTCACAAACAGAACAATTAACACAACCACAAGCACCTGATCTTACTTCTATAAAAGCAGAGTATGAATCACAATTAAATGCTTTAAAAAAACAAGTTGCAGAAGAACAAGAAAAGTTTAAAGGTGCAAAAAATAAACTTGATGAAGTTTATAAAAAGAAAGAAGAACAGAGAAAACAAGAATTAGAAGATCAAGGACAATGGAAAACTCTTTGGGAAGAGGCTAATAAAACTGCACAAGAAAAAGATCAACAGATTTCAACTTTGTCGCAACAATTAGAAGATATGAAAGTTTCTAAAGAGGTAGAATCTACAAGAACGAAAGCATTAGCTGCTATTAGTAATTTAGGTGCTATAAATGCAGAACAAACTTTGTCATTATTGCAAAATAATTTACAAAAAAATGCTGAAGGTAAAGTAGTTGTTCTTAATGGTGGTGTTGAACAGGATTTAAATACTTATCTTTCAAGTCTTAAGAATCCAGGAAGTGGTTGGGAACACCATTTCAAGCCCAGTAGTGCTGCTGGAATGGGTGCAAAGCCTAGTCCTATAGCAAATGCTTCTGGAGGTCAAGTAAATCCTTGGAAAACGGGCAACCTCACACAACAAATGCTACTATTAGATCAAGATCCGCAGCTTGCAGCAGTGCTCAAGCAAGAGGCTCAAAAATAGTTAGTTTCTGTGAAACTAATCCCCTTATCTGTGATTAGGGTATCGCAAAAAACTTTTTATAGGTAATCTGAATGGCTGCTCCGTTTCAGAATTACTCTGGCGGTGTCCTTTTAGCGGATATCGTTAAGAGAAATAATCTCAGCACATATGTTTCCGAAGCTATTAAGGAACGTAGTGCATTTTTAAAATCTGGTGCTGTTGTAAGAAACTCACTTCTTGACGCAACAGAAGGTGGAACAAGAATACAGGTTCCAGAATTTAACCCAATCACACCAACTGAGGAAATCTTAGATGGTACAGCAACTTGGGGTACAAGTAACGCTGGTTATTTGACACCACAAAAGATTGGTACAGACACACAGATCGCAACTATCTGTCACAGAGGTTTTGCGTACGCTGTTGATGATGTAGCTGTATTGGCTGCTGGTGAAGATCCAATGGGTCACATCAGAAATCAACTTGCGGATGCTATCAACAAACTAAACTCCGCAAGACTATTCAGTTTGCTA